TGATAACTGTCCTACCTGTAACCAGGTGTTAAAGGACAAGAGTGAGTTGATAGCAGGTGCATCATCAAGAGAGAAGAAGTTTAGTGAGGGTCTAGCGATACTAACTGACACATTAAACCGAGCACATAAGACCATGAAGGAACTGAATGGACACAGTAAGAAAATCGTGGAATTTCAGTCTGAAAATAAGGGTCTCGATAAAGAATTTAAGAAGTTAAAGGCCGATATAATTAAGGAAGCACCTGATATTGCTACTGAAAAGACACAACTCTTGGAGTTTAAGACTGTATTAGCAGATACAGAGGAGAGATGTGCCAAAGTCAACGAAGATATGAGTGACTTGAAGGTAGTGCAGGAATTATTAAAGGATGGTGGTATCAAATCCAAGATTATATCTAAGTTTATCCCTATAATTAACCAGTTAATCAATAAATACTTGCAGTCAATGGACTTCTTTGTTAATTTTACCCTCGATGAGGAGTTTAATGAGGTAATTAAGTCCAGATTTCGTGATGATTTCTCCTATGCATCCTTTTCAGAGGGTGAGAAGCAGAAAATTGACCTAGCACTCCTCTTTACATGGAGAGAGATAGCAAAACTCAAGAATTCTGCTAGTACTAACCTACTAATACTGGACGAGGTATTCGATTCATCCCTAGATGACGCTAGTACTGATGAATTACTCAAGATTCTGAAGGAATTTGGTGACAATGTTAATTTATTTGTCATTTCTCACAAAGGAGAGCTACTTCTTGATAAGTTTAATACAACACTCCGTTTCACAAAGGTCAATGATTTTTCCAAACTGGCAGCATCATAGTAAGAAGGATGCTAAACGGACGTTAAGACCTCAAGCACTGAGGTCCGCCCGTGAAAGACGCAGACAGTTAAAAAAGCGTCTACTTGGACCCCCAAAACCTCCTAGGGGGTCTTATACTGTTCATATACACACGAGAGACCTATGCATCACAGCTTCAAGTTCAATGAGATTAAGGGTACACTAGCGAAACTGCTTGCGACCGAGAACCTCATCGTGGAGCACTGCCGTTGTGAGACTGCATCATTCGATGTGGACAAGAGGATTTTGAAACTACCTATGTGGGATGCAACTGACAGGGTATATAACTGTCTGGTTGGTCACGAGGTAGGACATGCATTGTTTACTCCCAATGAGGAGTGGGCAGATGCTAAAGTGCCACAGTCATATATAAACGTAACCGAGGATGCACGTATTGAGAAGTTGATGAAGCGTAAGTTTCCTGGACTTCAGAAAGATTTCTATAAAGGTTATCAAGAACTTAATGATGATGACTTCTTTGGCATACAGGACATCAATATTAATAGTCTTAAGTTAATTGACCGTATTAATCTTTACTATAAGATAGGAGCATATTCATTAGTACCATTTAATGACTCTGAGATACCCCTCAGAGACGCTGTAGGAGCGACTGAGACCTTCGACGAAGCAATTCAGGCAGCAGTAGCAATTTATAAGTATGAAAATGAGAAGAAACAGGAGAAAATCGATACCACAGAGAGTGGTCAGACAGATACAGAAGACTCTCAGTTGGATGATTTACCTGGACCCTCTGCTGGTACTCCACAGGAAGACTCAGAGGGAGAAGAGGAACCGTTACAGCAGAAATCACAACCAGACCCTGTAAATGAGGGTGATGTTGGTGATTCTACTGATGAAAATAGAGGAATGGGTGGATCACAAGGAAGTGATGAAGCAATAACTGATACGAATTTAAGTGACAGTCTTAAGAATATACAGGGTAGTGCATACTCTGACGTTAGTTACCTTGAGATTGATGATATTGATATTAAACATGTAGTAGTGGATCCACATAGGATTCATCAAGAAACTGTTGATTTTTACAATCTCAAACAGTTTGTAGATGTTAATGATGACTACTATATCAAGAATGACTGGACATATACTGATAGTTTATATAAAAAATTCAAAAGAGAGTGCTCACGTGAGGTAAATTACCTTGTGAAAGAGTTTGAGATGAAGAAGTCTGCTGCTGCATACTCAAGAGAGTCAGTTGCAAGGACTGGTGTCATTGATACTAATAAACTTAACACTTATCTCTGGAATACTGACATCTTTAAGAAGGTAACAGTAAGACCTGATGGTAAGAATCATGGTTTAATTTTCTTACTTGACTGGTCAGGGTCAATGTCCTCATGTTTACTTGATACTTACAAGCAAGTCTTATCATTGTGTCTCTTCTGTCGTAGAGTTGGTATTCCATTTAATGTATTGGCATTTGTTACTGATGCTACTTGGAATAGATACCCTAGAGATGAGGAATATGAGGGTAGGGTTGGTACATTACATATACCTGAGCACTTCCATCTTTTAGATTTCCTTAACAGTGACTTAAACAATCAACAGTTTGATACTTATTCTCTAGAGATATGGAGAACTGTCGTTGCTATCGATTCTCGTTACGGATCAATGTATTCTCGTGACTGGGAAGAAATGCAGAGGGTTCCTGATAGAATTCCACCACACATGCAGTTGGGTGGCACTCCATTAAATGAAGCAATAGCATGTCTTAAGACAATTATTCCTTCATTCCAGAGGAAGCATGGGGTTGAGAAGTGTCATGTATCTATTCTTTCTGATGGAGAAGCATGCTGGTCTGGTCAGTGGAGAGAGACCACATATAATAACAATACACGTATGCATAGAGCATCTTTGAGTCACAATACACAGTTGAGAGATCGTAAGAGTGGTAAGTTATTCAAGGTAGATTCTAGGAGACCACATTTCACTAAGCAATTGCTTCAATATCTTAAAGGAATGTATCCAGAGTGTAATTTCTTAGGGTTTAGGATTGCATCATCACGTGAGGTAACACATTATCTAACCAGTGAGTTGGTTGGCAGTCATCTTAAGAAAGCACAAACAGAATGGGTTAGAAACAAGACAGTTTGTGTCCCAATACTAGGATATCAAGAGATCTATTTTTTCTCATCAAAGAATCTAAATACAGAGGTAGAGTTTGATGTTAAAGAAAACGCTACTAAGGGTCAGATTAAGTCAGCATTCAAGAAATCCTTGAAAGGCAAAGCAAATAACAAGAAGATCCTTTCGTCATTCGTATCACAGATTGCATGAATATATTTGCAGTAGATGAGGAACCAGCACTGGCAGCGTTTTCGTTGCCAGACAAGTATATTGTCAAGATGCCAGTCGAAACATCCCAGATGTTAGCACTGGTGTATAGTAAATGGTATCACAATATAGGACCAGTATTAAAAGCAAATAATATACCATACAATGTAGAGAAGGGTGCATTTAGAAATCATCCTTGCACTAAATGGGTAGCAGCACATGATGATAACCTTCAATGGTTGTTACAGCATGGCATTTCTCTGTGTAATGAGTATGAAAGCAGGTTTAATAAGAAGCATGCATGTGAAAGAACTATAAGATTAGCATCCCTGGTGGCACCTGATGGGTGTCCTGAGAAACATAAACCATTTGTTAGGGCAATGCCTGATGATTTGAAGTATGATAATACTATTGATACTGTGACTGCATACAGGATGTACCTAAGCACTAAGCCATGGATACATTCCAACTACAGTAGGACAGATCACAAACCGTCATGGCTGGACCCCACTCTTGCTCAAGAGGGGTTATAATATGTGTATACAAACAAAGAGACATCAATGCCACAATTATGTAATGTAACAACTGAAGACCTTAGGGACTTCTTAGTAGGTGAATTCGGGGTTGAGGTTAAGACTGAGCAACTCCTGAAGGCTTGCGACAAGTTTAACATCACATACCAGACAGTTACTAAGTATCTTAGTCAGTTTAAAGTCAAACGTGGTGCCTGGAATCTAACAGTCGCAGAGGCACGTCAGCAACTAGAGCAGACTGTAACATTAGTACCACCTGAAGTTAAGAATTTGGTACCACAAAGAGATAATCATTTTGTTCCTTTTGGAAACTTCAATGACTTGAAGAAGATTTTAAACAGTAAGATCTTCTATCCTATATTCATCACTGGTTTATCAGGTAATGGTAAAACCTTTGGTGTAGAGCAAGCTTGTGCTCAAGCAAAGAGGGATCTTATCCGAGTAAACATTACGGTAGAAACTGATGAAGACGATCTTATTGGCGGTTTCCGCCTTGTTGATGGTAATACCATCTGGCACAATGGCCCAGTCATCGAAGCACTCGAAAGAGGATCTGTCTTGCTCCTTGACGAACTCGACCTCGCCAGTAATAAAATTCTCTGTCTCCAGAGCATTCTTGAAGGAAAAGGAGTCTTTCTCAAGAAGGTCGGACGATACGTCCAACCAAAAGACGGATTCACAGTCGTTGCAACTGCTAACACTAAAGGTAAAGGATCCGAAGACGGGAGATTTATTGGAACTAACGTGCTCAACGAAGCATTCTTAGAGAGATTCCCCATCACATTTGAGCAGGAATACCCTAAACCTGTTACTGAAGTCAGGATGCTTAACAATTATTGTAAAGAGCTTGACTGTTGTGACGATAAGTATATTGCTAACCTTACGTCATGGGCTGACATTATTCGTAAGACCTTCGCTGAAGGTGGAGTGGATGAAGTTATCTCTACACGTAGGTTAGTCCACATAATCCGTGCATTTGCTATCTTTAATGATAGACTAAAGGCAATAACGGTATGCTTAAATCGTTTCGATGATGAAACCAAGCAGTCATTCTTAGAATTGTATGATAAGATAGACAATGAGGTGGACATCGAAAACCTTGACAACCTATTAGGAAACGATTAGTATGAAGTACAGAGAAGATGATACGATTAAGGTGGTGCAGGATTATATTTCCAGCACCTACCGAGGTCATTATACTTCTGATGATAAAAAGGAGGTTCAGACACTGGATCTCCTTGAATCTATAGGAACAGCAGAGCATTTCTGTCAGTCTAACATCATTAAGTATGCATCTCGTTATAGAAAGAAGGGACAGCAGAAGCAGGACTTGCTAAAAATCATTCATTATGCTATCCTATTATATTACTTCTCAGGATGTACCTATCCAGGTGACCCAGAGATTCCATCCCCATCCGAAGATTTAAAATACTGATATGGCAACTCAAGATCAAATTGAAACAAGCAAGACAGTTAAACTAAGCAAGGCAACGATTGATTTGCTTAGAAACTTTAGTACAATTAATAAGAGCATCGTTATCCCCATGGGTAAGGATCTCCAGACCATTTCAGTCAACAAAAACATCATTTCGATGACTACTATCAGGGAACATATCCCTGAGCAGATGGCAATTTATGATTTACCTCTATTTTTAGGTGCATTGTCACTATTCAAGCAACCATACTTGAATTTCCCAGATAATAAGAGGGTAATTGTCTTTGATGAAGAGACTAAGGGTAAAACTGTCTTCTATTACAGTGACCCTAGTGTTATTGTGACTCCACCTGACTTTAATGGTGACCTTCCTGATAAGGAACTCCATTTTGACCTACCACAGGCAGATATTACTCAGTTGATGCAAGCAGCAAAGATTTATGGGGTAGAAGACCTGTGTATCTATGGATATGAGGGTGATTATAGTATTTGTGTCAAGGATAAGAAGAATGACACCTCTAATGTCTTCTCATTACCTCTTAAGAAGGTAGTATTTGAGAGATTACATGAGATGTCTGAGGAAAGACGTAACTTCTGTTACTGTTTCAAGGTTGAGAACCTTAAGTTGATTGATGCATCGTATCATGTAACCATTAGTGCTAAAAACATAGCAAGTTTCTCATCATTGTCCCATAGTGACCTCACTTATTACATCGCACTGGAGCCATAGAGTAAATACATGAGCGACGATAAATTATTCCTGTGGGTTGAGAAGTATCGTCCTCATACCGTTGAGGACTGTATTCTTCCAGAGAATACCAAGAAATTATTTCAAGGATTCTTAGAGCAGGGTGAAATTCCTAACCTTTTACTGGCAGGTAGTGCTGGTGTAGGTAAAACAACCATCGCAAAGGCATTATGTCAAGAGTTAGGAGCCGATTATTATGTCATTAATGGGTCTGATGAAGGTAGATTCCTGGACACTGTACGCAATCAGGCAAAGACCTTTGCTAGTACTGTTTCTCTTACATCTGAGTCTCGTCACAAAGTTATCATTATTGATGAAGCGGATAATACCACGCCAGACGTACAGCTCTTACTTAGGGCATCCATTGAGGAGTTTCAGAAGAACTGCAGGTTCATATTCACGTGTAACTATAAAAACAAGGTCATAGAACCCCTCCATAGCAGGTGTTCAGTGGTCGATTTTTCAGTGAATG